AGCCGTTAGCATCAGGATTGTGATCTGAAGGGCGCGCGCTGTGTCGAGTATCGCCGATCCAACCATCAGAAGTTCGATCTCGATCTCCGAAGGTGTCGTCAATCTGTTCCCTTAGTTGAATTGCAGACTTACTTAGTTGTGGTTTCAAGGTATTCCTGATAATCGGAGTTGCTTATATCCATGGGAATAAAGCTAACTGAACCATCGTCATTTATTCTTTTGACAGATTCTGAACCAAAGTCAGATTTGATTATTTCGTATTTCATTAGATCTCCGCACTTAACTCGATGTATGAAGTAGTGTTGTTATTAGAAACTAAACGAACAGCATAACCGGCACCAAGGGCTGAAGCAGTATTGGCAGTTATTTGTATTGTTTGGAAGCCTGTATCGCTTACACTAAAACTTGTTACCGCGCCAGTTGCAGAGTTGGTTGCTAATAAAAATCCAGAAGCAGTCGTAAAAGTTGCTGTCGGTTTGATTCTCATTGTAGAAATATAATTTAATTGAACAATAGCCGCAGATGTAGTCCACAATTGACCAGTCGCATAACTCATGTATGAATCAGTTCCAACAGAACTAAGTCGATAAAAGTACCTTTGGCAAGCTGCTAGTTCAGTTTGCAAAGTTGGTGTTGCCAATGCCCAAGTTGTATTGGTTCCAGCATTAAACTGAACTTTAGACAATGTCTTAGTTACACCCACAGCAGTAAATTCAACGACAACATTAGCAGTTCCATCTGCTGTAAAAGTTACAGGAGAAGCGGCATATGATGGTGCTGTTCCGCCTGAATTGTAAACTCGTCCAGTAGCAGTTCCAGTCCATGAAAGCGTATAAGTACCTGCTGGCACTAAACCCTGTTCGATAACCTGTTGTAAACCGCCACCTATATTTATTGTTAAAGATTGACCTTGTGTAGAACCAGTAAAAGTCAAAGTAGTAGTTGCAAAGTTAGATTTCCATCTATCAAATCCGTATGAGCCTGAGGCTAAAGTTGCACCAGAAACATAAACGCGTTGATTGATGGCAAAGTTTGCGTTCAATAATAAGTTAGTTGGAGATCCCGCGCTTGCAGCAGAAACTGCTGTCCATGCTGAACCTGAATAATATTGAACTGCATCTGTGTCCTTTAGATAACACATATTGCCTTCTTGTGGACTTGTTACAGCCGCATCGCGAGCAGCGGCTGAAGCGAATGTCCAAACTCCCTGCATGAGGTATCCGTTAGTGTCTGCGGCTGTGAGAACATCACCTGTGGCGAATGTCTTGAAGCCTAATGGTGCTCCCATTTGATCTCCTTAGTAAGAAAGGGTGCTGGTTCCCAGCACTCCGTATAATGTTGAATCAAGTATAAACGAATCTATGATTGGTTCAAGTGTGGTTAGAGTGGTTTTCCAAGCATTTGGTTTGATGTCATGCGACACGCCAAATACCTGCAAAGTCTTAGATAATGTTGATGAACCCGGTTGAGTGGTAGTCACGGTAATTGGATCAAAATAATCTAGTCCAAGGGCAGCAAGAATGCCTGCATCATAATTGTCAGTATAAAGATCAAGGGTGACGGCATCGCATCGGATCGAAGTTTCAGCTCTAGAAGCATTAAAAGCCAAAGCATTATCTAGGGCATTTGCATCTGTTTCCATAAGCAAGTTCTGCTCTTGATACGAATGCAAGAAATACTTATCGATAGAAGCTTGATTAGTTGCCACCTGAGCAGTGCCACCAACCCGAGTCACACTGGTCTTGTTAAAAACCAAAGTATCGTCCAGTTTCCATAAAGCGTTGTTATACGAAATGCCAGTACCGTTGTCGTTAAATACTGTTGGAGTGCCAGCAACGCTTGATGAAGTTAAAGCACGATCTTGAAACACTACATTGCCAAAGCCGTCCATATATAAAGCACCATATTCGGTACTTTCGATTGTCTGCAATGCACCAAGGGAAGTTCTGAGATTGCCCGGATCGACCTGAACTGTAGTTTGACCCGTGTCTATGTCGCGTTGACTAGATGGCCAGCCTACTTGATTTAGAATCTTGCCAATTCGAGTGCCAGTAGTTTGACCAGCTGTTGCATCTGTAACTGAAGTGATCTGAGCATTTTGAAAAAGTCTAAACCCGTCCACTGCCTGAATAGTGGTGTAAACGATTTCACCCACATCTTTAGGGGTAGTCGTATCGTATGAAGTAATGTAGCCAGCAAAGATTGGATAAGTAGCACCGCCATAAGTGGCAGTGATAGTTACTTTACGCATTGGGTTAAGCAAATTGTAGTAAGGACTTGCTGGGTTCATTGGGTTAAAGTAACCGTTTTGATCGATGATCCGAAGGCTCATTGTGCCAGTCTGAAATACATCTGAAAGAGCTGTGCGACCTCGATTGGTTCTAATTGAATCAACTAGATCTGAAACATCAACAGTGACTGAAGTTGTATCAGCCAAAGCATTAACGCCAAGAACGCCAGAATCAAGAATCATAGGCGAGGCAAAGCCAGCACCTGTTGAAAAGTTTATGATTGCATTGATTACTGGAACTGGCATTAGTCTAAGACCGCACCTGGTCGATAATTATTTGTTCCATTAGTGTTAGCAATAATTACTGCATCACCAACTGCTTTAACAAACTCATCTTGCATAATTACAGAGCCAGTATTATTTACAGTAACTGTAATTGGTGTTGGTGTTGGCGTAATTTGTTTTCTTACATAATCTGGAAGTGAGAAACCAAAGCCACCAGCACTGCCACCAAGACCACCAAAAGGATTGTTAGTTGATGGCGTTGCACTTGGTGCTACAACAACTGGAATTGGTTCATTGTTAGTTGGTGCGGCAGCTGCTGTTGCGGCTGTTACCGCTGCTACTTTTGCATCATAATTACGATCGGCATTTTGAGTAGGATTGTAGTTAATACCCGGAATAAAAGTAGTAGCACTAACATCAGCCATGGTTTTGCCAAATTTAGCAAGCTCGATTAAGGCTAGGGATAAACTACCTGCCCAAGTAGTAAACGGATCTTTGGCTAAACTAATGATTGCAAGATCAGCAGCAATCTTGACATTGCTTTTTTGGATATCTTCAAGTTTCTTTTGTAGAGTTTCTGCAGTTGCAGTATCTTCTTCAATAATGGCTCGCATAAGAAGCAAGCGAGTCTTTTCTTCTTCGCTAATCTTGCCCTTTAACGCGGCTTCAATCTGAATTTTGTCAAGATCAAAGATTGATCCCGCTTTAGCAAGTTTGGCAGCATTAGCGGCTGCTAAGTTGTCAGCTTTGATCTTTGCAGCCGCTGCCGCTTTGTCTGCCTTTAGTTTAGCTGCTGCTGCTTTCTTCAGATAAATAGCATCTACATTGCGATTGATAGCGCCAAGATCTAGCATAGTTCCGGTGCTCATTTGGAAGTTGCCAATTGCCTTAGTTGTGTTTAACAACTTATTGGCTTCATCGTCAGCACTGCCAAAAGCATCGCCTAGTTTATCAATGCTGATAGTTGCAGCAGTGATGGTAGCAACTAAAGCTGCACCATAAGCAATTGCCCCTAGTGGATTTAGCACAGCAGCTTGGGCAATAGCAGTGCCGACAGCAGTAGCGCGAAGTAATTTATAAGACGCAGTTAAAGCTTTGATAATCTTTTGAACAGCAGTAATGCCAGCAATAACTTTGCCAGCAGTCCAGATAGCAGCAAAGGTTATGGCTAATGACTTTAGAAGTCCAAGGTTATCTCGAACTAAGCCACCAAGAGTCTTAAAAGTATTACCAGCACTTTTACCAAAGTCCAAGATTTTTTTCTGTAATTCATCAATGTTTTGGCTACCAGTGGCAACCATTAGGCCATCGACTAAGCCTTTACCTAAAGACTCGCGAGCCATTTCAGCTGATGCTTTGATTCTAGCTAAACTGCCAGCAAAAGTCTTTGAGGCTTTTTCTGATGCTCCGCCATAGACTTCTAAGAATTTTAATTGAACTTCAGTTGCAGACATGGTCTTTAACTCAACTGCTGAAAGTCCTAAAGCATACTTTTTTAAGCCTTTGTTATTGCCAGCCATGACATTAGCAATGTCGCTTGCAACAGTAACTAAATCGTTACCGGAACCAGCAGAAACATCTAAAGATAGTTTAAGCAACTCTTGAGCCTTGATAGCATCACCAGTCGAAGTGACTAGTTTCTGGAAGGCTGGTCTAAGTTGTTCGTCGAGCACGCCTGTAGCCAATTGAGTCTTATCGATCATGGCTTCCACTCTGGCTGTAAAGGTTTCTAAGCCTAGGTTTTTTAGAGTGTTGCCAAGCATTGCCGCGGCTTTTTCATCCTCTGCAAAAGCCTTGACAGAACTTGCCATTAAGGTTGCTATGCCGCCACCTAAGGCTGCACGCTTGATGCTTCTAGATAAATTATTGATTGCCTTTTCTGAGGCTGTAAATGCTTTCTTGCCAGTAAATTGCGCGGCAATATCAATGACTACATTACTCATCGCTTAGCCTTTCTAAAGATCATGCCTTTAGCTGCAAAGGCTTTACCAGCTGATTCAATGGCTCTAATTACAGCCGTGTTTGCTTTGCCTTGATCTTGTTCCCAAGCGCGAAAGATTGCGCGACCGCGCATCTTATCTCTGCCTTCTAATGATCCGCCTAGTTTGCTGCTGAAGTTTCCACCAGGATTCTTACGGCCAGCAGTTTCATAGATAGCACCAGCAGCTGATGCATTGCGAACTTGTGCCAAAGATCTAAAGCCTTGACGATTTCTCTTTGATGGACTTACTTTGTATTTAACGCCAGCCTTAACAATTTTTGGATCATAAGTTGGAAACTTTGCTTTAGAGTTTTCTCTTGGCGCCCAGCCCGATAGTGGGGAAACACTTGGCAAGAATCCGCGTGCTTCCGCCACTATTGGTTTTAATGCTATGGCCATTTCTACATTCAGTTTCTTAGCAAGATCAGGTGCATAGTCGCGAAGGGCTTTGCGCAATTCAATTGCGCCCTTTACCTCGACTGGCATCTTTAATCTCCTTAGATCGATCTTTCATAGCCTGTAATAAAGCCTTGAACATTCTCGAATCTAGTTCGAGTAAGTCGTTAGGCGCGATACTCGTTTCTAGACTTAATCTTGCGACTAAGTAAGTAAAAGAGTCACGCCC